AAATAATATTAAAATAAAAATAATATTAAAATAAAAATAATATTAAAATAAAAATAATATTAAAATAAAAATAAAAATAATATTAAAATAAAGGTATTACAAAACTATAAAAGGTAGTGAATAATTGTAACCATTATGACTATTCCAATCTAAATTAGTCCATTTAAAATCTAATAGTATTTTCCCATCTTGTAATATTTTACCATTTATACCACCGTCTCCATAAGTATCTATAAGTCTTATTATATAATTACCTTGTGATAATTTATGGTTTATTTTTTGTATTTCATTAATATTTTTAAACGATTTATCATTTTCAAATATAAGTCTTCCCGAATTATCTATAATATTCCATTTAGATTCTTGTGAACCATAATAATCACATTTAATTTCAAATTGTATATCTTTTTTATATGCAATCTTAATATCTTCTCTATTTTTAACATTAAACTCTATAGTTTTTTTACTACCACTATTAAAATTAAAATTATTTAATTCTTTTCCAGATTTAATATATTTTATATTTCCCTGAACTCCTCCATCACCATAAGAATCATTAAAAATAATTAGGTAAGTTCCATCTTCTAAATCAAATTTATAATTTATTTTTTCATTTTCCATAAAAAATTTTCTATTCTCATCAAATAATAATTTATTTCTATTTATATCATAAATATTCCATTGAGTCTCATCCTTACACCACTTATCTCCTTCCAAATAAATATTTATATTTGGGTTAAAATGTTTATCATCTACCATAAGAATATTATCTAAAATTTCTTTTTTAGAAAAAGATAGAGTTGGAATTTGTGAATATCCATTTTGTTTTAAAAAGTTTTTCATTCTTGAAATAATTTGTTTAGGTGTCATATTGTATTTAAACTCATTTATTGTTTTTATAAAAGTAAACGTAAGAGCCCCTTGATATTTGTTATTTATAAAAGCGTCCGCGCTTATTTGGTCATCCCTACAACCACTTATTTTACATACATCTAAAATATTCTGTTCTTCCCCGTGGTGTTCAATACCCTTATCAACTCTATAAACATATGGTAAATCTAGTGACGTTCCTGAATGACAAGCATCTATTATTGAGAAAAGTTTGGCATCTTTTGGTAATCTTCTTAATAATTTCTTATTTAATACATCATCTGTTATTAATCCAGACTTTTCATAATCAAGAGGAACTAGAGCTTCATCTTTATTGTCTTTCTCTTTATCACCACCCTTATTTATTGTATATGTCCCATGTCCTGAATAACTAAACCATAATTCTTTACAAGATTCTTTATACGACCTATCTACAAATAAGTCTATCGCATTAAGAATATTACTTTTTGTAGGTTGTTTCTCTGTTTCGTCAGTTAATACAATAATTTGTGAATCAGTATAACCACACCTTGTTTTTAATGTATTTATAATTTTTTTAGTATCATTTATACAACCATTTAATTTACCTGGCCTACCATTATAGTTTATTCCAATTATTAATGCTAATTTTTTATTTTTAGTACCTAAAAAACTCATATAATATATACAAATATTTAAAACTTCATAAAAATGGAATATTAAATAATAACAATAAAATAGGTTTTATTTTTTAATATTTATTTTTTATAAAAAATTGTTATTTATTTTTTTATAAAAAATTGTTTAATAAAATAGATGTTCAAATTACTATTTTTCATCTACCTAAATATTTTTTTTTTGTTTTTCTTATTCTATTAAGTTTTATATTTCTCCTATTATTTTTCAAACTAACAGTCTTATTATTTATAGTCTTATTATTTATAGTATTATTATTTATAGTATTATTATTTATGGTATTATTATCTATATTTTTTCTTATATTACTTACTTTAATAGAATTAAAATTGTTTGGAATTTTAAATAATTCACTTCGTATTTCCATTAAAAGTTTACCCATTCTATTTTTACCAGTTTTATCTCCCCAATATTTGTCATTCGAATGATAAATTAAATAAGAGTCACTTGTTTTTTTTAATTTTTTTTTCATACTAGGATTTAATTTATACTTAGCAAGATGTGTAGCTCTCATAATAGAATATTTTTGAACGGTCCATTCTTTTTTATATAATGGGTTTTTCATAATAGTTCCTATATATTTTTTTTTTATAGTTTTAATAGACTCGTAACTCAATTTATCACTGGAAAATTCATTTAAATATTTAGTATAAATAGTTTTATCTTTTATAAACCTAGATAACTGAGAATAATACGCGGTCCAAACACTATAAAAATTTAATTTTCCAATATCAGTAAACTCAAAACTTATAGGATTCTTTAAATTAGCATAAGAACTTAAAAAACCTCCACCATATTTATCATTTAACTTATCATCCTCTCTATAAAAAGGAATTGTTCTAGTCCCTTTTATATTTAATTTTTTTATAGTTTTATTTTTACCAATTGTAATTATATCTCGCATCTCTGTTATTTTCTCAATTTTCCTATTAATTAAATTATAATTTTTATAATTTTCTTCTTTCCAAAATTCTTGTTCGTCAATTCTTAGTTTTAATTTTTTAGTTAGTTCATCAGTGTTTGGGATATCTGGCAAACCTTCTATATATGTAATGATATCTTCTACTTCTGGACATTTTTGACTTACGTTTTCGGGTAGAATATTTTGTATTCTTATTAAATAATCATTTAATGTTCTAACTTCTTCATGTTTAGTTCTATAAGCATCTTCTAATCTTTGACAATATTTAATATACCTATAAATTTTTTCCATTCTTGTTCTTATACTTACGGGAACATTTACTCTCTTTATAGTCTTTTTATTCATTAATATATAAAAAGAAAAAAATATATTTAGTTTATTCTAATTTGATTCAAATAATTTCAATTCTTTTTTACATTCTTCCGCACTAAGTCTTGTGGTATGATTATAATCTAATATTTTATTAATGAATGATATTATTTTATCTATCTGATAATCATAAATATTTAAAAAATATTTTTTTAAATAATAATATAAATATTCATCTAATCTATTTATACGAAAACCTTTCACATTATAATTTAAACATTTATCGGAATATACTATTTCATTATCACTATTTTTAAAAAGTTTATCATACAAAATTGAATTTTTATAAATTTGTAAATTTGGTATATTCAAATAATCACATAATTTATAAATCATTTCTATATTATTTTTACCATTAAAAATACATTTTTTAAATATTAATTCAGTCATTATAATACCAAAACTCCATATATCTATTTTTGGATTAAAATTAATTTCATATAATATTTCTGGTGCTCTATAATATCTGGATTGTATATAAAAATTATTTTGTATAATATAATTATCATTTCGACTTGATCCAAAATCTATTATTTTTAATTTGTGAATATCATGAGTTAACATAATATTTTCTAATTTTAAATCACAATGAACTATATTTTTTGAATGTATATATGATAAACCATCAGCTATTTGATAACTATATTTAGAGAACTTATCGAAATCTATAACTTCTTTTTTTTTTAAAAAAAAATTATACAGATTATCATTTAAATATTCAAATACCAAATATTGAATTTTATCCACCATAAAATTATCAACCATTTCAACTATATTATGATTTTCAATTTTAGATAAAAAATTAATTTCTTTTTTAGCATATCTAATAAAATTATCATTACTATTTATTCTTTTTAAAGCATAGTTTTTATCATTTTTTTTACATTTATATACATTTGAGAAAGTTCCTTTACCTAAAAATTCCATCGTATTATAACCATTAATTTTTATTGGTATTTCTTTTAACGACATGTTAATATTTAATTATTTTATTTTAATTTTTAAATTATTTTGTAAAAGTATTATGATATCCAAAGAAATAATACTAATTGTATTTATTATTATTATTTTATACTATTTATATCCATTTGTTAAAAAATTATATACTCAATATTTTAGGAATAAAACAATAAATAAATTTAAAAATATTTGTGATAAAATAAAACTTAATATGACCATAGAAGATTCCATGAAAGTATATTCTTCAAAAATAGAACATAGATTTACAGTAGAACTTCATAGAAATATAGAATTCACCAAGATTATGGAACCTATACCAATAGAAAAAACATTAGATGAAGTAAATTCTCAATTTAAAATAGATAAACATTTATGTGAAGAAATATATAAATTATCCAAACAAGGAAAAGTTGAAGAATTTTTTTATGGAAAACACCCTTTCCTTCCATATGAAAAAATTTATATAGGTTTTTTAACTAAACAAAATTATGGATATCTTTTAGAGAAAAATAGAAATCAATATATAAAAAGAACTTACATTAATACCATTAATTTTAATCTTTATGATATATTTCCTTCTAATTTGGCAAATAAACTCCATCAAGTAATTCCAAAAGAAATATTACAACCTAAACATATATACAAATATGATGAAGGTAAATCTAAACCATTAACTTGTTATATTGGTATTAAAAGTAAATATAATGTAGGAAATGTTATGGAAATAATGAATAATATAATGAAAATTTTTGGAACTAAAAAAGAAATTATAGAAGAATCTAATAAAGAAATAGAAAAATTTAAAAATAATAATTGTTATTGGTTAGGTTTGACAAATAAATATGGTGAATATTTTGTCACAATTTACTACTCTCGAAATAATTTATCCCAAAATTGAATACCATAAATTCTCAAATAGAATAGTAATAAACCACTTTTCAGGATGCGGAGTCACCACAATTTTATTATCTTCCACCGGATTCAAAGTAAATGACCCTGCCCGAGAAACCTTGAGAACAGTTTTCATAAAATCAATAGCCTCATATTCGGCTTCATCCTTTTGGTCAATATAATTATGGTACACTACCCTTGAACTAAATATACCCTTAATTTGTCCATCTCGAAATTTACCTGTTTGAATAATAGCCATTTTTTTAAGATCAAATCCAGCAGTATGAAGAATATCTAACTCTTTATCTAGTTGGGCAATAAACTTATCGGGAGTTTTAATAAATGAATTTGGTGTATTTTCATTAAAAAGCGAGTTTTTCTTAAAATAAATACCTTGTTCCAAATGATACAAAGTTCCTGATTTACCACCCAAATCAATAACCCATTCCAAATCGTGTTGACCTTTTTCTTCAAGATAATCCTTAATTTGTTTTGCCCATTGTCCAGAAACTTCCGATCCATCATAAGTCTTATAATTTCGATTAATAATAACAAATCTTTTTGCCATATCAGGCCTTTCTGTTATTAGTTGGGACATAAGAATAACCATAGATTTATCTTTAAAATTTTCTATATTTTCAACATATGAATAGCCAACACCTACTTCCTCACCAGTTTTCTTTCCACCATCAAGAGAATAACCTATAGAATTATATAAAACAATTTTTTTGTTTGTTTGACTAAAGGTAATCAAATATTCCATAAAGTTCAATAAGGATTCTTTGGATTCTGTTAGTTTTTTAGTGCTAATAATATTTGGTGTTTTATCGTCAAAGAAAAGAAGTTTTTTCTCTCCATTTGGAGTTAGATAAAATCCTTGAATTGACGTGCTTCCCATAGAAACACATACAGAGCATTCAATTCCATTAGTCATTTTGTATTGTTTTGTATTATTTTGTATATTCGAAACTATATTAAATTAGAAATTTCAATTTTTTTGTTGGTTATATCTAACCAATAGTAAAGTTATCTAACCAATAGTAAAGTTATCTAACCAATAGTAAAGTTTATATTTCATCAACTTCGTAAATTTTTTTGTATACCCAAAACACCTAATCTATATCCATATCCCTTTACTTTATATTTTTTTCCTTCTTTAAGTTTAGTATAATCATTTACTCTATTATAATCAAATTTAAACCAAAGATTATCTATTTGGTGTATATATTTCCATCAGTATCAACTACATTATAATTAGAAGACTTTCGTCTATATCTAGTATATTTTCTTGAACAGTTATTACTTTTTTGAAGCTTGTAAATTGATAAAGTAGTAAAGAAAATACCATTCCTATTATAATTAATACACCAAAAAATATTAAATAATATTTCACATCATTATCAAAAAACTTGAGACTTTATTTATCTATATTTACGAATAAATTAATTTAATAAAATACAACTTCTTATCAATATAAGTTATTTTCAATATAAGTTATTTTCAATATAAGTTATTTTCAATATAAGTTATTTTCAATATAAGTTATTTTCAATATAAGTTATTTTCAATATAAGTTA